CGGCAGGCAGGGAGGCGCGCAGGGCGCGCAATTGGGGGCGAAGGTGGAAAAGCATTGTCATCCTCTCAGAACGGCGCCGGCTCGGCCGGCAGGGGTGGACGTGGCGCGCGCACGGGGCGCGCGTCCGGGGGAAGGGTGGGGTAGCGCAAGGGCACGGGCGGGAAGGGCCACGAGGGGGGCTTAGTAGACACAAAGCCCCCGTGTGTAGTAGCTATCGGCGCTGGCGCCCGCTGGCACGTCACCAGGGCGCAGGATGTAGAGCGCGGCGCCGCGCGGATCGGGCTGGATGTAGGCCGAGACGGTAGCGGGCGCGCACCTGTCGGGCAGCATGACGCATGCGCGCTCGGGCAAGCGCGCGTTGCGCGCGTCGATGATGGCTTGCAGGCGCAGGCGCGCGCCCGTCTCCCGGTCGGCCACCGGCCAGCGGCGCCCGCTATCCGCGCGCCAGTACGGGCGCCCGGTGGCATCGTCGCGCTCGATGCATCCACCATCGATGCCGCATTCCAGATCGTGCCAGCGGCGCAGGGTGAGGCTGACGCGCCGCAGGCGCTCGGCTTCGTCGGGCGTGAACCCAAGGGCGCAGAGGGTGTTTTCCTGCGCCGTGAGGCGCGCGGCTTCTTTCTTGGTAGGCATGATGCTGGCTCCGGGTTAGGCGCGGACGATGGATTGCACGCGTGCTGCGAGCTGTGCTGAGGTCATAGCGTGCACGTCGGGGACCATGACGGGCCACACAGGCACGTCCCATTGCGCATCCTCGCGCATGAGGGCGACGTTATCCGTACCGGGCGCACGGTACAGGTGCCAGCGGCCGCCTTGGGCCATGCTGCGGAAAAACGCATCGTGCTGCTTGCGCGCGTGAAGAATGATGCTCATAGTTCTCTCTCCTGTGGTTGTGAGTTTGGCGCTGGTGCACCCCATAGGCGCCCGCACGGGGCGCCTAGGCGGGTGGATCAGGAAAGCTTGGCGATAGTGGCCGCATCGGTGCGCGCGCGGCCTTCACGCTTGGCGATGGTGAAAGCGATGCGCTGTGCATCGTCTGCGCTCGGAGCGTCGACGTGGAATGTCCAGCCGGGCAAATCGTGAAGGTTGACCCGGTAGCCCGCAGTCACGCCGACAAGGGAAGCGGCAATGTCAGGCGAGACGTGAATTGTGCGATTGTGGGCAATGGCGTGCATAGTGTCAGGCTCCGATGGTGGCGCGCTCAAGATAGACTGAATGGCGATCTTCTCGGCGCGTGTTCGCGTAAAGCTCAGGCAAGCTAGGGAAAACGGGAGATGTCGCCTTGAACTCACCGGTCCGTTGCCAATGGTCGGTATCGAACAAAAAGCATCCGGTCTCGCCGGATAGGATGTCGCGGCATTGGATGGTGTAGTTTGCAAGAATAGCCATAGTGTCAATCTCCGATGGTGCGCCCCGTAGGGGCGCGGGTTGAGTGTCAGAAGGTGAACCCGTGCACGCGCAGGAATTCCTGATCGGCGGGCATGGCGAGACAAACCGCCATGGGATGCTTGTTGAGGTAAGCCTGAAGCTTGGCGCGATTCGATGGGGTGGGGGCTTGGCGGAAGGCGTTGAGAAGGCGGTTCATTGGACTATCTCCGGGTTTGTGCACCGCGGGATGCGATGCAATGGGTGGATTGTGCAACAGAAAAAAGACCAAGTAAAGCGAAGGGGAATAGTGCGATGGGCGAGGGGTGAACATTGGTGCGGGGGTTGGTGCGGGTTGCCTGCGACACTGTGACTGGGAGCCGGGGGGTCGGTATGTAATTCTGTGCCTTCGCACTAATCATATAACAGGGGTCATACCTCAGTCAAAAGGCACAGTGTCGCACCCCCTATCGCACTAATCCTCAAGCCCCCAAGCCCCTGCCATCGCACAATCCCCGGACCCTTGAACCCCCGCATCCCCGCACCAGTGCACCATTGCACCAGGGTTCGGGGTTGGCGCACCAGGACAACCAGGGCGCGGAGGTCCGGGGGATTGGCGCACCAGGACAACTAGGTGCACGAGGTTCGGGGCATTGGTGCACCAGGGGCGCAGGACTGCAGCGGAGCACGGGGCAGAGGCCGCAACGCCAGGGCAGCCGGGGCCGGCGGGGCGGGGGCCCGGGGGTACCCATCGACGCGGCTGGGGCAGGTGTCAAAAACGGAGGTACCGCCTCCCCATTTTCAAATTTTTATTTTTTAGTTGCACCAATCACCCACGCACCAATCACCCACGCACCAATCACCCAACTTGCACCCGCAAACACCCGTGATACACTTGCGGCGTGGAACAGAGCACCACCATCGAACTCGTACCGGACTGGCTCACCACCAGCCCAGCGCAGCCCACGCAAGCCGTGCAGGCGCAGCGTCGCAGGGTCACGAAGGAGTTGCTGCTCACCACCTTCGAGCAGACCTTCGAGCGCGTCCTGACCGAGATGGCCAAGGGGCGCACGCTCAAGTCGGTCATCGTCGAAGATGTGCGCGACCTCGACTACGACGCCTTCTGGCGCTGGATCAAGCAGGATTCCATGCGCTACGAGCGGTACAAGGAGGCGAAGGAACTGCGCACGGAGTGGTGGGCGGGCAGAATCATCGAGATCGCCGAGGCTGAGGACAGCATCGAGGACGTGGCCCGCTCCAAGCTCAAGATCGACACCTACAAGTGGCTCATGGGCGCCGACAACCGCAAGCAGTACGGCGAGGCCAAGCAGATCGAGGTCAACCAGTCGATCAGCATCATCTCGGCGCTCCAGCAGGCCAATAGTCGCATCGCACCATCGAACTCACCTCTCGTCGAGGAGGTGGTTGACCTCATCGAACACACCTCGGACACCCCTGAGGACACCCCCTGATGCCCGCGCAGCGACCGCGTTACGCGCCGGCCGAGGAGGAGATGCTGATGGCTCAGTTGTGGAGCCCTCACGTCGCCGACGACCCCGAGACGTTCGTCATGTTCGCGTTCCCGTGGGGGCAGAAGACCCCGCTCGAACACTTCACCGGCCCGCGCGCCTGGCAGCGCGACGTTCTGCGTACCATCGCCAAGCACATTCGGTCGAATCGGTCGCCCGACGCCGTGCTGCAGGCGCTGCGTATGGCCCTCGCCTCGGGGCGGGGGATCGGGAAAAGCGCACTCGTCTCTTGGCTCGTGCTGTGGATGCTCTCCACTCGCATCGGATCAAGCGTCATCGTCAGCGCCAACGGCGAGCCGCAGCTACGCTCGGTCACTTGGGGCGAGTTGACCAAGTGGTGCGCGATGGTCATCAACTCGCACTGGTGGGAGGTCAGCGCCACGAAGCTCACGCCGGCCGCGTGGCTCACCGAACTCGTCGAGCGGGATCTGAAGAAGGGCCCGCGCTACTGGGGCGCCGAGGGGAAGCTCTGGTCCGAGGAGAACCCGGACGCCTATGCCGGCGTCCACAACCACGACGGCATGATGGTCATCTTCGACGAGGCCAGCGGCATCCCCGACGCCATCTGGTCAGTCGCCGCGGGCTTTTTCACCGAGCCCATTGTCGATCGCTACTGGCTCGCGTTCAGCAACCCTCGCCGCAACACGGGGTACTTCTACGAGTGTTTCCACGCCAAGCGGGACTTCTGGACCACCCGGCAGATCGACTCCCGTTCGGTCGAGGACACGGACAAGGGGGTCTACGAGCAGATCATCGCCGAGCACGGCGAGGACAGCCGCCAGGCGCGCGTCGAGGTCTACGGCGAGTTCCCGAGCCAGGGTGACGACCAGTTCATCTCGCCCACACTCGTCGATCAGGCGATGGCCAGAGAGCCGCTGCGCGACATGAGCGCCCCCATCGTCATCGGCGTGGACCCGGCGCGCAGCGGGGCCGACAGCACGGTCATAGCCGTGCGGCAGGGGCGCAATATCATCACTTTGAGGCGCTACCGCGGCGACGACACCATGACCGTCGTCGGGCACGTCATCCAGGCCATCGAGGAGTTTCGGCCGGCGCTGACCATGATCGACGAGGGTGGGCTGGGCTACGGCATCCTTGACCGTCTGACCGAACAGCGGTATAAGGTGCGCGGCGTGAACTTCGGCTGGAAGTCCACGAAGCCCGTCATGTGGGGCAACAGGCGCGCGGAGCTATGGGGCGCGCTCAAGGACTGGCTCAAGACCGCCAGCCTGCCACAGGACAAACAACTTCGGGACGACCTGACCGGCCCGCGCACCAAACCCGACTCGTCGGGCAAGATCTTTCTGGAGTCGAAGAAGGACATGAAGGCCCGTGGGCTGGCGTCCCCTGACGCCGCAGACGCCATCGCCGTGACGTTCGCGTTCCCGGTGAGCAGCGACGTCGGCAGCGCCTTCTTCGGCACGGTTTCCAAGTTCTCCGCGCTGCCGACCCGCCACCACTGGTCCGCTGCCGGCCACTGAGGCACATCATGGCACGACCAACCACTCAGCAACGACTGGCCGACGTACACCAGGAGGCGATGCGCGAGTTCGACAACATCCAGTCGGCCTTGCGCGACGAGCGGCTGCAGTGCCTGCAGGACCGCCGGTTCTACAGCATCGCCGGAGCCCAGTGGGAAGGGCCGTTGGGCGCGCAGTTCGAGAACAAGCCGAAACTCGAGGTGAACAAGATCGCGCTGGCCGTGCAGCGCATCTTCTCCGAGTACCGGTCGAACCGCGTGACGGTCGATTTCGTCAGCAAGGAGGGCAAGGAGTACGACAGCCTGGCCGACGCCTGCGACCAGTTGTTCCGGGCCGACGAGCAGGACAGCAACGCCGAGGAGGCCTACGACAACGCCTTCGAGGAGGCGGTGGGCGGCGGGTTCGGCGCGTTCCGGCTGCGCACGGTCTACGAGAACGAAGAGGACGACGAGGACGAGAAGCAGCGCGTCAGGATCGAGCCGATCTTCGACGCAGACTCGTCCGTGTTCTTCGACCTCCAGGCCAAGAGGCAGGACAAGGCCGACGCGACGAAGTGCTTCGTGCTGACCAGCATGACCCGCGACGCCTACAAGGCCGAGTACGGCGACGACCCGGCGACGTGGCCCAAGGAGATCCACCAGTACGAGTTCGACTGGCTCACGCCCGACGTGGTGTACGTCGCGGAGTACTACTGCGTCGAGATGGTGCCCGACACCGTGCGCGTCTTCAGGAGCCTCGACGGCGAGGAGGAGCGCTACCGGGACAGCGAACTCGACGACGAGAAGCTGGCCGAACTGACCGCCATCGGCAGCGTCGAGGTGCGTCAGAAGCGCATCAAGGTGCGCAAGGTCCACAAGTACGTCCTTAGCGGCGCGAAGGTGCTGGAGGACTCGGGCTACATCGTCGGCAAGCACATCCCGATCATCCCGGTCTACGGCAAGCGGTGGTTCGTGGACAACGTGGAGCGGTGCTGCGGCCATGTGCGCTTGGCCAAGGACGCGCAGCGGCTCAAGAACATGCAGTTGTCCAAGATGGCCGAGATCGCCGCTCTGTCGAGCGTCGAGAAGCCCATTCTGACCCCCGAGCAGGTCGCCGGCCACCAGGTGATGTGGCAGGACGACAACCTGCGCAACTACCCGTACCTGCTGATCAACCCGATCAGCGGCCCGGACGGCTCCACGCAGGTCGCGGGGCCGGTGGCGTACACCAAGAGCCCGAATCTGCCGCCCGCGATGGCCGCGCTGCTGCAGATCACCGACGTGGACATCAAGGAGGTCTTGGGCAACCAGGAGCAGGGCGACAAGATCGTCGCCAACGTCAGCGGCAAGGCCGTGCAGATGGTCCAGCAGCGCCTGGACATGCAGTCGTTCATCTACGTCTCGAACTACGCCAAGGCCAAGCGCCGCTGCGGCGAGGTGTGGCTGTCGATGGCCAAGGAAACCTACGTCGAGCCGGGGCGCAAGATGAAGGGCCTCGGGTCGCAGAACGAGGTTGGCTCCATCGAACTGATGAAGCCGATGGTGAGCGACGAGGGCGAACTGGAGTACGAGAACGATCTGAGCGAGGCCGAGTTCGACCTCGCCGTCGAGATCGGGCCGTCGTTCCGCAGCCAGCGCGAGTCCATCGTGCAGTCGCTGACCGGCCTGATCGCCATCACCCAAGACCCGCAGACGCAATCGGTGCTGCAGGCGATGGTCATCCTCAACATGGAGGGTGAGGGGCTGGAGCAGACGCGCGAGTACTTCCGGCGCAAGCTGGTGGACATGGGCGCGCTGGAGCCCGAAGAG